CAAATTCTTTTACAGGAAAACCAACTAAGTCACCTAATTCTTCCAGCTGAGATAAATTCAGCTTAACAACTTGCATATTCATTTCTTTACCCAACTGCATGATAGCTGAAGTCTTACCAAGACCCGCATCACCCTCAATATTAATAGCCACAGGAACTTTGCCCTCTGCTTGAATATACTGATTGTTGTTAACCATGTGCTTAATAAAGCTCTTTAACTCTTCTACATTCAATTGTACTTGACTCATTTTCTTAATTTTTTTAAATTTCTAACTTGATTACTTTTCCGGGCAAACTGTCATTCATACTTGATCTTTCTGACAAAACCCATAGAACATTTCCTTTTGGTTTTACAGAAGTATTACATTCACCATCAGTAAAATATACTAAGCTTGTATATTTTTTCTGATTCTCATTATAATAATCTAAGACAGGATCAAATTCTGTTCCTCCTCTACCTTGCACTTCTAGTTCTAATTTACCTGTATAGGGTTTAATAGAACCAATCTTAGTATCACATTGTACAATAGTAATATCAACACCGGCCTTATAGATATGATGAATCTCATTCATAAACTCTTTCAACTCAGAATCACTTACAGAACCTGAAGTATCTATAGCTAAAAGCATATGTTGTTTCATCTTAATCTTGAGACCCGGATTGTCACTAAATCTTCTATTCTCTTTCCGCCTGATCTTCTTGGTAAATACTTTTGTACTGATTCCAGTAAACCTACGGATATACCCTCTCCAATCAAACTTAGGGGCTTCTATTTGTTCTACAATGATAAGACCATCTATCTCACCTGGCACAGTACCCCGTTTCTTAACAGTTTGTTCCTTAGCATCACTAAGCACTTTCTGCAACTGCTTTTCAATTAACTTTTGCTCAGCTTCAGTAAGATTATCAAACTCTTCCCAGGTACCATGATCAGGAACATTACCCATATCAATATTGTCAAGAAGATTGTCCATTGCTTGATTACCACAAGTACCATTCTTCTCTTTCTCATCTTTAAACTCTTTAAGCTTGTCATAGTAATATCTACAACCTGCTCTAAGTTCAAGATTCATATCAGCATAGTCTTCTATAAAAATACCTCTACTAGGTGCATTCTTAAGTATCTCAGCTATTTCTTCAGGACTAGCTCCTGTTTCCATAGCTGCAGACATTTCAAGTTTTAGTTTTTCATTTAATGCTTCATATTCTTCTTTAGAATATTCTCCACCCGGTAACCAAGACTTTTCAATATACTGATTGATTTCCATATCCATTGCAACATTTGCAAGTCTCTTATCACTAAACTTAAAGTAAGTAGTAAGGTGACCAAATGCAATATGAAGCAATTCATGTTTTAATATACCAAGCTTTTGTTCTTCATTAAGACCTTCCCAAAAATCAGGATTAATAGCAAGCTGATAATTAATACCATTCTTACTAACCCCGGCAGTAGGAACTCTCTTAGCATCCCATAGCTTATTCAACATGATGAGAAAGAACCCATAATAGGGCTCCTTCAACATCAGGTCTTTACTGGCTTTACTTAAACTCTGAACTTTGTCCATTAGTCTTTTAGTTTAATATCTATTTCAAATTTTTCTGTTGGATATCCTAGTTGTCCTAAGAACCCAACCATATCTACTACAAAATTCTCTAAGAACAATTCTATTGAATCTTTACTAGATCCATTAGAAGTCATAAGAGATAAACATTTACCGCTGGTAAGCATATTATCCCCTAGTGCAGCAGCTTTATTTAACACCTTATAAGATTTTGGTGCTTCTTTTTCCCAAGCATCTTTTGGTAACTTAGAAAACTTATACAGCACTAGTAACTCACCAATATATTTTTTGTGGTCAGTATTCTCTAATGCTTGAAATGCAATAACATGATTATCCTGATCTTCAGATTTAAGCATGTTTAATAAATTCTTTGTTTCTTCTTTGTCAAATTTTACTTTTGCCATTACTTTTCTGTTTAAAATTTTATAATCATATTGTAGTGTTCTAGAGCTTCATCATAAGAAGTTGCCCATATTCTGTAACCATCAATTACAAATAGTTGTTTTTCCATTACTTTTCTTTTTTAGATTCAACAATTTCAATTAACTTTTCAAGACATGCAAGTTCTGCTTCTTCATAGGTTTTATACACTTGGCTTTCACAGCTTTCTAATTGACCTTCATTTAGAACATCTCCAATGTATCTTATTCTAAAATAAAATTCATCATACTCTTTATACGGAGCGCACACATAACTTATATAGAAGTACTTCTCTCTAAACCATCTAAATGCTTGTTGGTAGAGTGATGTCATAGTAGCTTTAAGATTAATAAAGTTTCTATTATGCATTGTACAACCAGGAAAGTTAAATTCCTGTGCCATGTCATAATATGCGAAACAAGGTTCATCAAACCCAAGTTGTTTCATTCTTAAAGCTAACTCATAAGGCACAAATTCTTTTTCCATCAGTCTTCAATTTTTAAAGTTTTTATTGCCCACTCTTGAGGCTTACCACTTGCAATCATATCTACCCATTCTTTTGCACTTGGAATATATCCATTACAATCTTCTTTAACATGCTGTTCTGCAACATATCTTGTATACACAGTTTTACCATCTGAATTAATAAAACTTTTACCAAATACTCTTTCACATTCAAATATACCTTCACTATGGTGCCGGAACATTCTATGCATACTGTGTCCAATCCACCCTTTAGTTTCATCAAGCCACTCGTGAATAGCTTGATAATCAGAGACTTGACCTTTCCATTTTCTTACTGATGTTTTACAATGCTCTAAAGGATGTGCCATACTATTTATTTTGTAAATGTTCAATAACTCTTTCCCAATAACTTCTAGCTTTCATTTTACCATCTTGATACGGTGCTAATGCATGAGTTGCTTGTGCAGATTTTAATGAAGCTTCTTTAGCTTTATCTTCACCATATAACTTTACAGCATAGTTATATAACTCTTCTGCTTTTTCTTTTTCTTTCATTATTCTTCATCTGCTTTACTTAATAAATCTCCATCATGAAAATAATCTTCAGTTTCAGTAATTCTGATATGATTATTGATAACATATTTTCCTGAAGGAACACATATACCTACATCACCAAAACCACCTTCATTATTCCACCAGTCTTCTATATCATCAAGAAGTTTATCAATAACAAACTCTTCAACTAAGTTATAAAGTTCCCTATCTATATTACTTAATAAAAATTCATTATTCCAATCATCTATATTATCAATCACATCTTCTGGAGTTTCACATGGTTCTTTTGTAAAACCAATCCATTCTATGGAACCAGAGTCTCCGGCACCATCATATTTTACTTTAACACCAGTAACATTCAAATCAGCCAACTGAAACAGAAGGCTTGTCAATTCTAATTCTGTCATAACTATTTGATTTTATAAAACCTACCTAAGATATTTCCATTTAGGAATTCTTCTTTTTCAAGAACCTCTCTTGTAAACTGATACTTAGTCTCATAATATGTAAGTTCCATTTTGGAAAAACATATCTTAACCATAAACCTTTTAATCTTTACACCAGTTTTGTGAGCTTCTTTAAGAACTGCATTACTACTATAATAGTTTTGATAACTGGGCTTAGTAACAGTCTCATACTTTTTAGTCCTTTTATCTGTTACTTGAGCCATAGCTTTTTTACCAAACTTTTTCTTTGTAATAGAGTAAAAGTTCTTCTTACCTACATATCTTACAGACTTTCCATTAATAACAGCTTCCATCTCATACACAAAACCTACTGCTCCATCTGGAATCATGCTATCATTAAAAGGTCTTCCTTCATATAACCAGCTCATAATGCTTGTTTTAATAGTAAAAATAATACATCTCTAACTTTATCTATACCATGCAGCTTAACAGAATCTGAAAGATCTTTTTCCATAGGTAGAATAATATAATTAAACCCATACATATGTTTGTATCTTTCAGCTGCTTTTATCCCCGGCTCATCATTATCAAACAGAACAATAATCTTCTGATAATGTCTTACAAACTCACTCATAGCTCTCTCACCTATCATAGTATTCTCACTGTCCGGAGCAATTGCTTCAATATTATTAATACCTAGTCTATTAAAACACATTAGATCTTTAAGAGAAGAAGTAATCAGTAGATATTTACTTTCATACTTAAGCTGATCCATACCTTGGATATAATTCTCAACCTTTATAAATTTCTTATCTGGTACCTTGGGCATGTAAATTTTGTATAAACTCCCATCATTTCTAAAATAACCATAAGTAAAAGGCTTTTTAAATACAAATGAAGTTATAGTACCATCTGTTTCTGTTTTTTCCATTGTAAAGAAATCTAAAGGAACAACATTATATCTATCAAGCATGTTAGATCCAATCTTAAAACCAATCCAGTAATCTTTATCTAAACTATTCCAGTGCCTCATCTCATAATCCACAACCTTAAACTTGTCATGTATTACTATTTCTCTCTTCTCAAGTACTGTATTGTTTTTAAGATATGCTTGATAGTCATTCATTATCTTCTTAGCTGCGTCACCTGGAGTCAGGTTATACAACTGCTGAATCAAATTCCATGAGCTACCCTGATTACCTGAAGAAAAATCTTTGTGCTTATATCTATTAGATACAACATCAAAATAAATAAACATAGAAGGAACTTTATCCTTTGAGTTAAATGCAGAAAGCATTTTTATATCTTGACCTGTAAGTTTTTCTTTTAGGTTTAAATAATATTCATAAATCCATTCATCCGGTACATCTTTTATATCAGATATCAGTCCTTTGGTTGAAATCATAACACATAATTAAATAAAAAAGGGGCCAGAAGTATTAACTGACCCCTCTTGACTAGTTTAATTAGTCTAAGCTGAAATCAGTAGAAGTTTTATTTGGGATAGTTAAATCATCATCATCTCCAAAATTCTTAACTTCTTGCACTTCTTGTTTCTTTAAGTGAATACTTTCATCAAAAGTTAATACTTTACCATCTTTAGTACTACCATAAGCATACTTACCTTTGTCTGCTTTTGGAAGATACAAGTTGTAGTTAGTATAACCATTCTTGTCAACATATTCTCTACCTGCAACACAGAAGTTTAAATAGATATCTTTAAACGGTGCAGATTTATTGAAAGCAATTACAAAGTCATCAATAGTAGCATGTAAATCATCTTGGCTATCAAACCAACTAGAAATACCTAGGTTGTTGCACAGACTTTTAAGAAATATCATTAATGATCTATCTCTCTCAATCTTAATTCCACCTTTAGTAACACCATCAGCAAAAGCATACATACTTGCTTTTACTTTACCTACTTGACCTGCATGTCTTCCTAAACTTTCATTGTCTTTATCAAAAAGAAATCCTTCAAAACCATCAATTGGCTCAGTTTCTACATGTAAAAGCAAATGCTTTGCACCTTCAATAAAGCTAAAATCTTCAAGCTCCAGCTTGTTAATTTTAAGTGTAACATTTCCAGGTGAAATTGTTTTAGGAAGCCCTCCGCCTCCACTAGTTACTAGGTCTTTTGTACTTAATCCCATTGTTATTTATTTTAATTATTAATGAATACTTTGTCCCATGAAGTTGTTAAAACTCCACTCTCTGAATCTGTAATTACTATCTCTTGATTTCTCAAATGATCTGGTCTTGCACCGCAAGTTACTTCTTCACTAGTTTTGAAACTTAAAATAGTTTTGTTTCCTTTTCTATACATATAACCAATTGCATCAGCATTTGCACAGATTAAAGATTTGATTTTACCTGTCAAATCAATGTTTGCAGACATAACCATCTCACCTTTATCATCAACTACCTTGTCTTTAATGTGACCAGATAAAATAATGTGGGGTGCTAAGGTATCAATAAAATCTAAAACCTGGAAAAATGCTTCACGGATATATAAATATCCAGCACCATTTGGCAATGTAGAAACAGTATCACCACTGAAACTTTTACCCATTGGAGTATTCTTATACAGCTTAATTGCAAGCGGCATAATCATAGTCTCTAATGCAGTCACAGTATCTATAGTAACATACTTATAGGGTTTACCTGCTTCTTTAATTGCTTTACCGGCATCTAATAGCTCTTGTAGACTATTAACTTTAATCTTAAGAGCATCTACATAATCAGAACCATTTTCTAAATCTATAATCAGATTGTTTTCTAATCCTGCAAATGCAGTTGTTTTACCAGTCTTTGGCTTTGAATAAATCAGTAATCTCTTTGGATTAACCTGAGTTGCCTTTACTTTACTTGTTGGAAGTACTATACTCATATTTCACTTTTTGTATGTTTTTTAATCAAATCATTCAGCCAAGGCTTAGCACTTACCGGTTCCATTAGCATAATTGCTGCTAAATCTCTAATAGTTGCTTCACTTAAAGGTACATCAGCAATTTCTACATTGTCTGTATCTGCCTCTACTTTTAAATCAGAACCAACTTCTGCCTCAAAATCAGGAAATAAAGACTGTTGTAATCTTGGCAGTTTGATATTTTCAACTGCAGATTCAGCAGGAGCAGTACCCGCATCTTTTCTTTTCTGATATACATTATAAGGTATCTCAGTTCCGTCTTTAAGAACAGCACGCAATTCAGTTACAGGAATAGTATAAAGTTTATAAGGCTCACCTTTATAGTTTACACCTTCTTTCATCTCATACTCTTCTCCATAATAAGGATTGTTTCTGTACTTAAATAATTGTCTATCAGAATTAAAAGGCACAATATCAATTACATTGTCTTTTTCATCTTTAACATTGTCATAAAACTCTATGTATATATCAAGCTCCTTAGTTATCTCAGACGCAAAAAGCTGAAATTGCCTTTCTGCTTTACCTTTTACAAAGTAAGCGGTCTTAATAACAAATGTAGGATCTGCTATTCCATGAGCTCTAAATGTCTCCAAGTGTTCTGCAAAAAACTCTTTTTCTTTTTCTTTTCTCATACTCTATTTACATTTTAAATTGATACTTTTTTTGTAGCTTGTGCCGGTGTGTCTATCTCTACAATCCTCATGATTGTTCTGTCTAGCTTAAAGAAGCTCATCCTTGTGGTACCATTTCTAGATTTCAGAAAATGAAAGACTAATAAGTCTTCATCATTTATAATATATCTATCAGGACCATACTGTCTTATTTTTCTTAGAGAGGGTTTATTTATACCTAAGACTACATCCGCATGCTGCAATAAAGCATCTGACCCATATATATCTGAATCCAATACATAATTTCCATACTCCCCATCCCTCTGTCTCTCTACATTATCTATGTTTCTGTTAAGCTGACTTAACACTACAAAAGCTACCGGATAGTTTTTTTTCATCATAGTGAGTGCCTTGCCTAATGCTGAGAGCATCTCAAAGTCATCCTTTTGGTTCTTGGCTTTTGCAAATAATGTTGAGTGATCTATACCTACAAGCATATTCATATATGTTCCATCTGGTTTCTTAAACTTTTCCATTTCATAATGAATAGTTGCACACATTTCATCAACATTACAAGTGTCATATAGAACTCTAGTGAGATCATGCTCAGCAGATTTCTCATAGTATTCAACACACTTGTCATAGATTGCTTTATCTACCTTCACTCCATCTTTACTCATTAATGTATTGTAATCAGCACCGGTTTCTAAACTAAGTTTTCTTACTCCGCTAGTTTCATCTACCATCTCAAACTGAAACTTAAGTATTCTAAATTCTTGATCAGGATTTTGGTCTATTATGTCACTAAATAACTGTTCTAAGAATAAGGTTTTACCTGTTCCAGGTCTAGCACCAACTACGGTGATAGTTCTCCATTCTAATCCATCACAAAAAGCATCATTAAATTTGGGCCATGCACTTTTAAGAGATTTAATATCTCCATTTCTCCTGCCTTTCATCTTAAGGATTGCTTTTCTTAAAGAGTCTCTTTCACTTACAGGCAGCAAAGGCCTGGCTCCATTAAATAATTCTGCCATATTGTTATTGATTTTCTATTGTACTATTTTTCACTTGGTTATACACCTCATGTAATAATGTAATTAGCAATTCAATTAGGAAATACTTCCAAAAAGGCATAGGTACAATAAATAAATCTACTACACCATAACCAATTGCTGTTCCTAATATTGCTATAATTATTAAAATTCCTTTTGTCATACTACTCTTTCTTTAAAATAAGAACCACCTTCTCCATCAAGGGTTGTGTTTAATAACTGACAATATGTTGCTAGATCAGATTCAAAAGTCTTATCTAAATTTTGTCTCCTTATGAAATACTGAGAGTTTCTCATATAATCATAATTTCTGACACTAAATTCATCAACATATTTTTCAGTAGCTTTTAGGATTGTTTCCCAGTCATAATCATAATTCTCAAAGAACCATTTAAAAGCACCTTCAAGATTCTTGGGATTAACTCTAGCATATTTACCGGAGTTAAGTTTCCTATTAGGAAATATTTCTACATATTCCTGTATCTTCTCTAAGAAGCCATCTCCCATTAAATCTCTAAGTGTTTTCTTTTTAGTTCTCTTGAAGAACCCGTTAATTTCCTCCATAAAGATAAGACTTTTACTTGTAAGTTGCAAGTTTTCATCTATCCAATGATCTTGTTGCAGCCTTTTGCACTCAAGTTCTTTATTGATAAAATTATGAGGTATTATTTTTTCTCTTATACAATGCAAAACATAGTATGTGTTTGGTGTTAGGTTCTCTTTTATCAACCTTTGAAATATCTCTGTCATTACCAAGTAATTTTTGCATTAAACTGTCTTTCTACAACTTCATTAATCTTAACAAACAGGTTATCTGAGTTCCATCTCTCCTGCTGATTATATGCAGCACTGGCTGGATGGCTTACAAAAAACTTATAGTTGTTATCATTAACGGCTTCAGACCATTCTTGAGCTTGTTTACCCATATATACATATATAAGTCCGGCTTCATTCCATGTTAAATAATCAAACAGATAAGCCATAAAAGGTTTCCATATATTGTAATGCTGCCCTATCTTACCTACTGTAGTTGTAAGAGCTGTATTAACTAATAGTATACCTTGTTCTGCCCATCTTGTTAAATCTGTATCAAGACTACCAGGATGCCCATTGTAAACAGTTCTGTTTACTTCATCTAGTAAATATCTAAGACTAGGTTGTAACTCTTTAGTATTGCTACAGCTAAAAGCTATACCATCAGCAACACCAATTTGAGGATACGGATCCTGCCCTACTATAACTACCTTAAGTTCATTTACAGGACATTCTTCAAATGCTCTAAACATTTGTTTTAATGGCGGAGTAAATCTTCTGCCATCCATAGATAATCTAGCTAACTCTGTAATTATTTTATCAAACTCTGCACTATATATAAAACTTCTTAGTTTTGTTGACCATCCGGAGTTTTCTAATCTAGCATACAGTTTATCCTTAATTTCCTCTAAATCTAGTTTCTGATTCATATTTTATTTATTTTTGTTTAAAACTAACACAATGGCAATAAAAGTTAAAGAACTAAAAGATGATGCTATCATTGAAGTAAAAGTCAATAAAAACTATTACTTAATGGTAAAATCAGTTCTTCTTCATCTAGTAAGTTTAATTACAGCTGAAGATAAAGATGCTTACATTAAAGAAGCAATCAGTAAAGAATATAAAGACTTAGATGAAATTCAAAGATCTTTCTATACTCTTTCTTTATTACTAGCTGAAATAGAACAAGTTGCTAAAACCAAAGAACTCTTTGTAGAAAAAGAAGTTCTTGAGCCTGGTGATGAAGGTTATGTAGCTCCTAAGCTAGATTAATATTATAAATCTTTCCTACTTCCACACAAGCTTCAATAGCTAAAGCTAATTCATCTTTACTACAGTCTGCAAATGATTTACATATTGTAGCATCTCCTCCGTCATAACATAATCCTGATCTTTCTTTAATCAACACTTTCATTTCTTCAAAAGTATAGCCAGATTCTTTGGCTAATTCTCTTATACATGCATGCACTTTTGCCAACTGTGCAATACTGTGGTCAGCATCTGCTAGACCAATATACATTTCTACTTTCTGTCCTTCTGGAATTTTGTCCAAAAAGATTTGATAAGCTAACTTAGATTTATCATCTGGATAGGTTAGCTTACCATCTTTCTTAACTAATTTAACTGATAACATACTAACAAGTTATATTATTAATAACTTCAAGAAACTGCATATAATGTTCTCTTGAATAAATTCTAATTGCTGGCACATCCCAACATTTTATTGTCCAATTATTATCTTTTACATCTATACTATCTGTGCTGTATAAGACTATATTGTCACAGAGTTCTTTATTGTAATAATGATAATCATACCCATTCTGACTCTCAACATCTTGAATTAATATTTTTTCAAATCCTAATTCTATTAATTCTTCTTCTGTCATTTGTTTACTAATTTAGTTAAGAAATCTGCTGGATTCAGAACTTCTTGTGAATAATTTTGCCGGGCATAGTCATAGCCTTTATAGTCCATTAAAGCTCCAAACTTAGCATGTCTTTCTTTCATATAGTGTTTGACTATCTGTACTACAATATAGAAGTTATCCGTATCTTCTGATATCATCATATTAAATACATTTTCTACTTCATCAGCAGTAATTAATCCTAAGATTTTATTAAGCTTTAATTCAGCATAAAACATAAACTTTCTATACTGCCCATGATATGGACCGGAAGAATATAAGTTAAAAGTATAACTCATATTGGGATCCGCATTTTTTAACAGCTCATAATGATCAGAACAAATAGCTATACAAAGTTTGCTTAGCTCTTTATCTTCTCTTTTACCCATTATTGATCCCAATTATTTTCATCATCATCTCTTAAAGAAAATATTATAAGACCTGATGATACTAATACTAACACTATTACTATTACTATTGTACTCATAACTATCTGTTTATAAATTTAATTGCTGCATTAAAATGATCAACTATATCCAAAAATCTTTGAGGATTAGTTTCCTTATAATCTAAAATACTATCTAGAGCTAAATCATAATCATCATCAAGCTCCATCATAACTGCCATAAAATGCATATTAGTCATAGGTTCACTAAAGCTTATAGTTATAGGACATTCATTATGTAATTTTATATAATATCCTTTTA